GAGTTTCGACGCGCTCTCCTCGCCTGAAGATCCTATGGCGCAAGGTGATGTGCTGGCCGAGCTATTCACGCGGCTGCCAGAGGAGCAGAAACAGGCGGTATACCGCCGCCTGACGTTTCACATACGGATGGCCGGCCTTTCCGGCCGCCGCAGGCGCGAAGTGGAAGCGCCGCCGCTGATGGACTGCGAAGAAGTGGAGCGCAACGGCAAACTGGCGCTTCACGAAGGAGAAAAACAATGAGTGGGCTAACTCTGTGGGCCATCGAGGAATCAATCCTCGGTCTCGCGGAAGTCATCGAATCGCCGGACGCCACGCAAGAAGAGAAAGCCATCGCGCAGCAAGAGCTTGTGGCGTGGACCGAACGAGAAGTGACTAAGGTGGACAGGGTGCGTGCATTCCTGCGCCACTGCGAGACGATGGAGCAGGCGGCAAAGCTAGAAAAGCAGCGCATGGACTCTCTTGCCACGGTCTGGGCAAACCGCGCCAAGCGGCTGAAGGATATCTGCCTCTCCATCATGCAGCATCGCGACGTGAAGCGGCTGGAGGGCGCCACGGGCGTCATCAGGCGGCAGGCGAATGGCGGGAAGCTGGCGCTGGTGATTGACCGCGCGGACCTCGTGCCTCCGAAATACAAGACCTTCACTTACACCTTCACGCATTCGCAGTTGGTATGGCTATGCAAGCACGTGAACATTCCGGGCGAAGTACACGGTCCCGATGCGCGAATGGACGAATCCGCCATCCGCAAGGCGCTGGAGACCAATTGCGCGGTGTGCGAAGGCAACGGTAAGGTGTACTCTCCCAATCCAGGGATGGACGAAGCAGAGATGATCTCCTGCTCCCAATGCGATGGCACGGGCCATCAACTCGTACCTGGCGCACGTCTGGAAGAGCGTGGTGAGCACGTCCGCGTGGAGTAAATATGTCAGACTTCGAGGCGCACGAATCAAGTAACATCGGGTGGGCTCGCTATAACGCGACCACGCGCGTTTTGGAAGTTGACTTCAAGGACAAGACCGGCTCGAAGACGAGCACTTACTCTTATGCCGACTTCCCCGAGGAGATGTGGATTGAGTTCAACGCCAGCGATAGCAAGGGCCGCTTCTTCGCCTATCACATCCGACCGAAGTACAAAGGAGTCAAGACTTGGGCGCGCGGCTGAGGATGCTACTACGCGACCTATTCGACGCCAAGGTTTCCCCCAGCGCCGCCAGACGCATTCTGGCAGAAAGAGCATATGCCGAACATCACATTTACGGAAGTCGAGCTGAAGTCATTCAAGCGCACGCGGAAAGAGGCGAGTGCGGCATTCACTGCCGCGCTCACAAAGACAGTGACGAATGCAATGGAGTGGCCCGAGGAAGTTCCTGATTGCTTCACCGGAGCGACACCGGAAGGTCTGCTTGTAGCTTCTAGCGTCGAGCTTACGCCGTCGCAGAAGGACCTGGAAAAGCTGGCGGTCAACCTCGGCGTTTCCAACGTGAACGGCTTCTCCATCGTGCGCCGAGAACTGGAAAGTAAGCGCGGAAAAGGGCATCGCTCCGAGCTTCATTTCGTGGTGACCTTTACCGATGCTAACGGCTGCGCGCGGCTTGAGCGGTATCTTGCCGCTATCGGCGCTGGCAAGTCTCGGCTCGCGGTCAGTTACCAGAAGCAGGCCGAGCAGGAGCAACTAATCAGCGAGGAGCAGGCCGAGGATACGACCCGTGATGACTAGCCTGCATCCCATCGACATACAGCACAAGCGGTGCATCGATTGCGGCGCGGCATTCGATACGGTCTCGCGCACAAAGCGGCGATGTGGGCCATGTCAGGAGAAGGCCACGGTGCGCGTACGCGAGCGGTCGGACAAGAAGTACGCCGGGAGGAGCCATGCGGGCCGGGCGCACGGACGGTAACCACGCCGAAGTCATAAAAGTACTGCGCGATAACGGCATGGACGCGCGGTCAATCGCGGCGCTCGGCAATGGATGGCCCGACGTCGTGGTGGGCTGGCGCGGCGTAAACATTTTCCTGGAAATCAAGGACGGCGCAAAATACCCGAGCCAGCGCGCGCTGACGGCGGCCGAGCAGGAATTTTTCGGCACGTGGGGCGGGCAGGTAAAACTCGTTATGTCGCCAGAGGAAGCTGTCCGCGAATCCATCGAGCACGTACGGGCGTGTGGCATCAAGGTCTGACGTTAACTCTAGACAACTTGCGCACGTGCGCACGTCATGCGACAATCCTTGCATGGCTACCGTTACCGTTGAGCGCTCAGGCGCTCGTTGGATCGCGCGGTGCTCGTATGAGGACCGTGCAGTACCGAAATCCGCCGGCTTCCGCTGGGACCCGGCCAACAAGCAGTGGTACACCACGTCCGCAGATACCGCGGCCAAGCTGGCCGACCCCGAAGCCGCCGCCAAGCTCAAGGCAGAAGCCGAGGCCCTGGCGGCGGCGAAACAGCAGGCAATCACGCTCAGCCGGGCTTCTGATTCTGAGGTAGAACTCCCTTGCCCGGAAGGTCTGGCGTATCTCCCCTACCAGCGCGCCGGCATCGCCGCGGCGCTAGACCGCCCCAATGTGCTGTTCGGTGACGAAATGGGGCTCGGCAAGACGATCCAGGCCATCGGGATCATCAACGCCGACCCCACCATCAAGCGTGTCTTAATCGTCTGCCCAGCGTCGCTGAAGCTCAATTGGCAGCGCGAACTGCGCAAGTGGCTCGTGCGCCCGCTGTCGAGCGTCATCGCGAAGAGCATTTCGCACGTTGGATTCTGCGATATCACGATTATCAATTACGACATCCTCCAAAAACTCCTGCCGGCGCTGCAGGCCATCGCTTGGGACCTCATCATCTGCGACGAGGCGCATTACCTCAAGAATCCCGATGCCAAGCGCACTCAGGCCGTGGTCGGCAAGGAGAAGAAGGGCGAAGTCGTCGCCAAGCCGCTGGAGGCGCGGCGCAAGTGCTTCCTGACCGGGACGCCGATTCCGAATCGCCCCATCGAGGGATGGCCGATATTCCACTATCTCGCGCCGACGGAATTCCGCTCATTCTTCGGGTATGCGAAACGGTACGCCGCCGCTTATCAGAACGGATACGGCTGGGATTTTACTGGCGCGGCGAACCTGGGCGAGCTGCAGGACAAACTGCGCGGCTCGATCATGATTCGGCGCCTGAAGGCGGATGTGCTCACTGAGTTACCGGCGAAGCGTCGCTGCGTGATCGAAATCGAGGCCAACGGCGCGACGGGCGCGGTCAAGGCCGAGAGCGCGGCCTGGCAGCGGAACGAAGACGCTATGCTTGCTATGCGCGCGGCGGTCGAGCTGGCGAAGGCGAGCGACAATCCGCAGGTATACCCCGATGCAGTGGCGGCGCTGAAAGAGGCCGCACAGGCAGCGTTCACGGAGATGAGCCAACTGCGCCACGATACCGCCGTTGCCAAGATTCCGTATGTCGTCGAGCACGTGAAAGACGCCATCGAAGACGGCAGCAAGGTTGTCGTGTTCGCCCACCACAAGGATGTCATCCAGGCGCTGATGGCCGAGTTTGGCGGTGCCGCGGTGTGCGTATACGGTGACGTGGCAATCGAAGCTCGCCAGCGAGCCGTTGACAGATTCCAGTCCGATCCGACTTGCACCGTCTTTGTGGGCGGCATCATGGCGGCCGGCGTCGGCTTGACGCTCACCGCGGCTTCGCACGTCGTTTTCGCGGAGCTCGATTGGGTACCTGGCAACGTCACGCAGGCCGAGGACCGATGCCACCGCATCGGGCAGAAGAACATGGTACTCGTCGAGCACCTGGTGCTGGAAGGGTCCCTCGACGCCAAGATGGCGCACACTCTGGTGGCGAAGCAGGAAGTCATCGCGGCGGCACTGGATAACGAGAAGGAGGCGGAAGCTGCCGCAGCGGTGATACCGACGACGGAGAAAGAGCGTGCGGCGACCGAGGGCCTCACGCGCGGCAAAGTGGACGAGCAAAGCGTCACGATGTCGCCCGAGCGCATCGCAGCTATCGGGCAGGGGTTGCTGATACTCGCCGGTATGGACGCCGATTACGCAAGAGAAGAAAACGGCGTGGGCTTCAACAAGCTGGACACGTGCATCGGCCATTCGCTGGCCGCGGCGGTCAATTCATCCCGCGGTCTCACGGCCCGGCAAGCGGTCCTCGGCGCGAAATTGGTCCAGAAGTATCGCCGCCAAATGCCGGAGGATCTCGTCGCTACCGCCAAAGGTTAGGGTTTTAGTACCGATTCACGGCCAAGTAACAGAAAAGACAGAATTGAGTAAGAATGTAGTGCTTGACGACATGCGCACGTTTAGTTTACTGTTGAATCGTAGTGCGCTTCGGCGTATTATATCCGTTCCGGCTTGATCACCGGACGGAAGGGAAGTCGCGGTGCTCGGTGCGGGTCTACCACCTGGACGCCCACCGACCCGCGACGTTTTTGAAAGGTGGAACAATTTGCCAGAACAATATCGCATCTGCGATTGGGATTCGCATTTTGAAAACGCCTCCAGTCGCAAACTGAAGCGCCTGGATTGGATCGCCATCCCGAATCGGATGGACGGCACCGGATACACAGCCCTGGTAGATCACCCCGATGCGGCGGCCCATTTTGGCGCCTGGATAGCCATCATCGAAATTGCCTCTCGACAGACCCCGCGCGGTACCCTGCCAGGCCCTCACACAGTGAGGAGCCTTGCGCGGATTTCCAGGATGCCGGAAGCAGTTTTTGCGGCCGTCCTGCCTCGACTCGTCGAAATCGGTTGGGTCTCGGAAACCGGAAAAATCGCACAAACCGGAAAACCGGAAAACAGGACACACACACAAACAGAAATCCCAGTGTCTGCCAACGCGTTGGCAGATTCTCCCAACGCGTTGGGAGAAAGTGGGAGATTGTTGAAAACAAAGGTGCGTGCGCCTATGGCTCCTGGATTCGATACCCGCAAAGTGGGGTACGAACAGATGGCTCCAGGATTCGAGCGCTTCTGGGAGGCTTATCCCCGCAAAGTGGGGTACGAACGGGCTGTGCATGCCTGGTGCTTCGTGGCGACCTGCGAAAACGAGTCGGCGCTATTCGCCTGCCTCGATAGCTACCTGGCGAGCGACGAAGTGAGCCGCGGCGTCCTAATGGCTGCGGAGCGCTGGCTCAATGAGTGCGCCGCTGACAAATGGGGATCAAGGTGGCCGGCGGCAGGCCAGTCCTGCGAGGAAGAAAGACGCTTTGCCCAGGTCCGCGCCGAACTAAAGGAGATTGGAATCAATGATTACGGAAGCGCAGGGGTTATACGAGATAAGCCGCCTAAGAAGCTTGCGAGGCTTTCCGAAGTCGCCGGGGGACAAGGAATTGCTGCGAGTAGCAATGGAGTGCGGGCGAAGTCTTGAGCATTTGCACAACGTCGTTACGAAAATCATTGACGACGAACATGAGGATTCGTGCCCCAGGCCAGCCACCCTGCGCTCATTGCTACGCCCGCAATCAAGGAATGACGGCATCCCTCCTCATCGGCGCTGCCCCTTGGGCCAATGCGTAGGGGACGGATGGCGCGTGACCGCCGGCGCCAAGGGTTACACGGGCGTCGATAGATGTGCGTGCGGCGGTATAGGAACGACCGGCATGCAGTGAATGCTCCGCAGGATGGCGCCGCACTCGCGCACAGGCTAGCCACGCTGCGCCGCCGAAGGCTCGGTGGTATGCCGATATCGCCAATTGAACCCAGGGCCTCCCAGGCGCTATAGTAGCGAAATCGTGGAACCTCAATTTTCCGTCGAATGGTGGCCGATAAACCGCCCAAAACCGTACCCGAAGAACGCCAGGACGTGGTCTGATACTGCCGTAGAGAAGGTAGCGGCGAGCATCCGCGAGTTTGGCTGGCGTCAACCGATAGTCGTCGATTCCTCGGAAGTCATTGTAATTGGGCATCTTCGCATGGCCGCGGCGTACTGGCTGCATGGCCGCGGCGAGCTCAGACCTGCCGGCCAGGTCCCCGTCCACGTAGCTGCCGAGCTTTCGCCGGCGAAAATTCGAGCACTGCGTCTGGCCGACAACCGCCTGCACGAGGAGGCAAAGTGGGATATGGACCTGCTGCAGCCAGAAGTGCTCGAGCTTGCGAGCATGGATTTGGACCTATCCCTTACCGGATTTAGCAGCCGGGAGTTGGACGGTATGCTACTGCAGCCCAGCGACAAGGCGGATGAATGCCCCGAGGTGCAGGAGCAGGCGATAACGCAGCCTGGCGACCTGTGGCTGACGGGCGAGCATCGGCTCTTGTGTGGAGACGCAACCGATGCGGAGGATGTGGCCCGCACGGTCGCCAAAGATGATCCATTTCTGATGGTCACAGACCCGCCGTATGGAATCGAGTTGGACAGCGAATGGCGCGACCGCGCCGGCCTGAACGGCTGTGGGCCGGCAGAGGCAAGCTACATGAAGCACCGTACCCAGGGCCACACCAACACCACCATCTCATCGGACACGCGGGCGGACTGGTCAGAGGCCTTCGCGCTGGTGCCGAGCATTCAGGTTGCTTACGTGTGGCATGCCAGCGTCCACACTCGCGAGGTTCTGGACGGGCTCCTGCGGATCGGCTTTCTGTATCCGCAGCAGATCATCTGGAACAAGGGACGCACCGTGCTCACGCGGACGCATTATTGGTATCAGCACGAGCCGTGCTGGTACCTGCGCAAGAAGAACGCCCCGTGGTTCGGCCGCGCCGGCGAAAACTCCACCGTGTGGGACTCGCCCTCGCCCAAATTCATCATGGGTGGATCGAAGGAGGAAAAGTGCGACCATCCCACGCAAAAGCCCATCGAGCTCATGCGCCGGCCAATCCTGAATCACACGAAGCGCGGCGAAGTCGTTTTCGATCCGTTCCTGGGCTCAGGCACAACGCTGATCGCGGCAGAGCTGACCGGGCGCACCTGCTACGGCGTGGAACTCGATCCGAAGTACGTTGACGTCATCGTCCGCCGCTGGCAGAACTTCACGGGCCGCGAGGCCGTGCTCGATGGCGATGGCCGAACCTTCGCCCAGATAGCCGAGGTGCGCACGCCTGCGCTATCATTGCAGGAGAATGCCGCGCGCTGAAATTCCGGAGTTTGACAAGCGTTTACGACCGATAAAGCGGGCTTTCCTACGTGCGCTCGTGCTCGGCGGCGGCAGCATCACCAAGGCCGCTGCTATCTGCCAGTTGAGCCGCGAGGTGCACTACATCTGGAAAGAGAAGGACGCGCTCTATCGGCAGGAACTGGAGCGAGCGCATAACCTCTCTACCGAGAGGCTCGAAGACGAAATGCTGCGCCGCGCGTTCGAAGGGGTGCGCAAGCCAATCTTCAACGGCGGCAAACAGGCGCAGATGTTTGCAGTCGACGAAGAGGGCAACCCGCTGAAAGGGCCGGATGGAAAGTATCAGTCTGTGCCCGCCGTCATTCGAGAGTTTTCCGACACGCTACTGATCTTCGCACTCAAAGCGCGCAAGCCCGATACCTACCGCGAGCGCTACGAGCAACGCATCACTGGGCAGGTCAACGTCGATGTGCGCGCCGCCATCATGGCAGTGATGGATGTGCTGCCTGACGACGCCCGCGCCATCGCGGCGCGCAAGCTCCTGGAGCTTGAGAAAGCCGGGTAGTGGGACCGCGGGGCGAGTGCGCCTTCATCGTTGACCCGTCTCTCATAATGGAAGAGGCCGGCATGCAGCCGGATCCGTGGCAGCGCATGGTGCTGCGCACCAAGTGGAAGCAACTCATCCTGAACTGCTGCCGCCAATCTGGCAAGACCACCGTCGTAGCGGCCGCGGCTATCGCCGAAGCGCTGCAAGGGCCGCGTCTGGTGCTGGTCGTCTGCCCATCTGAGCGGCAGAGCAAGCGCGTTATCGAGTCCGCGAAGACGATGTACAACGCCGCGGTCAGTCCACTGCGAGAACCACAATCGGCCACGCATCTGGTTTTCCCGACCGGCGCCAATATGTGGGCGCTTCCCAGCGATGAGGCGAACATCCGCGGGTTCAGCGCCGTCTCGCTGCTCATCGTGGATGAGGCGGCGCGTGTGCCAGACGATCTCTACAACGCGGTGCGCCCAATGCTGGCGGTGTCCGGCGGCCGGCTGGCGTGCCTCAGCACGCCGTTCGGCAAGAGCGGGTTTTTCCACGACGCGTGGACGAAGGGCGAAGACTGGACGCGCGTGAGGCTGCCGGCGACGGAATGCGCGCGCATTAGCCCGGAGTTCCTGGAGTCGGAGCGGCGCGCGTTGCCGCGGTCCTGGTACGCACAGGAATACTGCTGCGAGTTCAGCGACACCGAAGGCGCGGTTTTCGCTTATGATGACATCGAAGCGGCATTGGGCAGCAAATCGGTGCCGCTGTTTGCGGATGACCCGTTCGCAACGGAAAGCGAGAAACTAATCGTATGAGCATCTACGTTCTCGGGCTCGACCTCGGCCAGGCGCAAGACTACACAGCCGCCGTCATCATCGAGGCGAGCGGTACCGCGCAGAAAGCGCCATTTCGTACGCAGGTGCTCGGCTACGATGTGCCAGCAGTGCAATCCTACGAACTCGCGCCGCTCTCGCGCGTAGAAGTCCAGTACATCAAGCGCTTCGACCTGGGCACGCGGTACCAGGAGATCGCTGGTAGTGTAGCCGCCGCGCTGCGCAAGATGCCGATGCCCCGATATCTCGCCGTAGATCAGACCGGCGTCGGGCGCGGCGTGCTCGAGATGCTGTACGGCTGTAGGCCCGTGGGAATCACGATAACGGCGGGCAACGAAGTGACTCCCGGAGTCCTCCAGCACGAATGGCGAGTGCCAAAGCGCGACCTAGTGAGTACCATGCAGGTACTATTCCAGAATCGCCAGTTCGGTATGAGACGCGACCTGCCGCACAGCGAAGTGCTCGACAGGGAGTTGCGGAACTTCCGAGCCAAGATATCAGCCAGTGGGCACGAGACTTACGAAGCGTGGCGCGAGAAAGAGCACGATGACCTCGTGCTGGCATGCGCGCTGGCGTGCTGGCTGGCTGATCAGACGCTGCGGCTGTTCACCACGAACGTGCGGGAAGCGGTCGAGGCATCGTACGTGCCGAGCGACTACCAGATCAGCCCAATTTGAGGTAGTGGGCTACTTTGAAATTCCTCTAGCTTGACCGGGCCATCAGTTTTTTGATCGCCCTGATGGCCACGTCAATCTCTTCCCGCCGCTGTTCTAAATCGGCCAGGACGGCTTCATAGTGAGAATTCATTGGACACAACTCTCCTAACCTGTGGTACACTCCAAATGGAAATGGAAGCCCTGGGCCAGATTCGAACTGGCGGTGGTCCCCTGCAAAGAGACTGCCTTAACCGGACTTGGCTACCAGGGCCTAACGGTTGTTTGTGAAAGACGAAGGCCCTCTTATCGAGGGCTTAAAACTCTCATAGGCGACCATCCCCTTTCCAAAGTAGAGGCCGGTTTCAGATCCTTTCTGGTTGGAGCCCAAATGATCTGAACCGGCTTTCTTTTTGACTCGCCGTTATAATCTCACATCCAATGGGAGCGGAGCGAAGAAAGAGCGGCGTAAAGATTACGCCGATTCGACCACGGCCCAGCCCTAGCGGCTGGGCTTTTTTATTTTTGTCAAAGTAGCCCACTACCCAATTTGACAACGTGCGCACGTCGTGCTAATGTGCGCACATGCCCAAACCGAAGCAGCCTAAAGATTGTCCTTTCGTGGGAGAGGCTATTTATTAATCAGCAATCCGTCTGCGATGCCTTCCCTTGGCCACACGCAATTGCCCAGGGAGCAGAAATGACTGTGCCAATATTAGGGTCGGGGTCGCGGTCGCGGTCGGGGTCGTGGTCATCATGAGACAGCCAACCGTAGTTGCCGTGATGCTGACCGCCGACCGTCCCGAGATGGCGAAGCGCGCGGTACGCGCGTTTCGGGCGCAGGCGTACCAGAATAAGCGCCTCCTCGTTTTCGTAACAGATGAGAGCCACAGTCCGGAGGTTGGTTGCAATAACAGGGAATTTACCGTATGCGACGAAAGGCTAGGAGGAGCGTCAATAGGTGTCCTGCGCAACGCTGCAAATGGCTTTATTTATCAGCCGTGGTGTCCACCTGCGGATATCATCGTGCACTGGGACGACGACGACTGGTCCCACCCCAACCGCATCGCTGAGCAGGTCGCCGCGCTCCAGGCTTCCGAGGCTGAGATCACCGGCTACAGTGAGGCGCTGTTCTGGGATACCCGCAGAGGCGGGGGATGCGGCCAGGCGTGGCGGTACCGCGGCCCGCGTCCCATCGGTTCATCGCTGTGCTACTGGCGGCGCGCGTGGGAGCGCAAGCCGTTTCCTGACCTGCCGAAGCCAGGAGCCAAGGAGGGCACCACCGAGGATAACGAGTGGCTGCGTGGGCAGAGTTTCACCAGTTATAGCGCGGCTACCGGCTACCCATTAGAGCCGCGTACCCCATTAGATCCGCGCATGATCTGCGCCATTCACGGGCAGAACTCGCAGCGGTACAATATCGAGGATTACCCCGAGAATTGGCGGCGCGTACCGGCGTGGGACGCATATTGTTCTGCTACAATGCGCCTACAGCCAGAAGCAGATAAGGGCCATGAACAATAAAAAGGCCGTGGCCAAGTATCGAGCGAAGAAGATAATGGCACTATGACCGATCTGGCTGAAACCCACGGGCGCACGAAGGCCGTACGGCAGCGCGGCGAGCCGGTGCAGAACGCGCTTGCCACCGAGCAGTACTTCCGCGCGCTGGAGGATGAGCTTGACCAGGCGTGGCGGAATCTCATGGAGGCTCGCGAAATGTTCGACCGCAATCGCAGCTTCGTCAAATGCGTGGCGCATTTAGACAAGGCGCAGCAGCGGCTGCACCAAGCAGTACGCAGGATGAAGAAGAAAGGGAAAAAGTCTTGAGTGTCTGGTTTACAATTCCGAGCAAGCGCAGCTTTGACGAAGCTGGCCCGTTACTGAAGCAGTGGGTCGAGCGCGGCTACCGCGTGGTCATTCAGCGCGACCCTGGCGACATCGCCGGATTCAACGCGATGACCGGCATCACGATTGTCGAGCACCCGTATGAAGGCTATCCCAAGGCCGTCAATCACCTGATCCGGATGGTGCGTGAGCAAATCGCTACGGCGTGCGGCTGCCCGGCGCCTACGTGGTTCGTGACCGGCGGCGATGATACGCTGCCCGACCCGCACTACTCGGCTGAGCAGATCGCGCGGCAGTGTGAAGAGCATTTCTCGAAAGAGATCGCGGACCCAGCGACTTTCGGCGTCATGCAGCCCACGGGTGACCGCTTCGGAGAACGGAGCGATTATCACCCGTTCATCGCACGGCCAAATATGCTGGCCTGCGTGACGTGCGCAGGCATGGAAGCCGACGACCGGCACCTGAAGGGCGCGTACATCGACCGCTCGGCCGGCTCGCCTTGGATCGGTGCCGAATTCGCTCGCAGGATGTACGGTGGCCGCGGGCCACTCTGCGAGGAGTACTGGCACATGTTCGACGACACCGAGCTTCAGGAAGTGGCCACGATGCTCGGCGTGTTCTGCCAGCGGCGCGACCTCATCCACTTCCACCAGCACTGGGGAAGGCCATTACCGGGAGAGACAATCGCGCGCAACGCCAAGCCTCCGAAGTTCCTCGAACATGCCGCTGGCCCGGAGAACTGGAAGCGGTCCAAGGGAATCTTCGAAGCGCGCAAGGCGGCCGACTGGCCGGGATGGGAGCCGATACCGTGAGCACATGAAGACGACGAATACGACGAAGAAGAAATGGAGAGCGAATGAGCTATTCACAGAACGACGAGGAGCGCTACATCCTGGAAGCATGCAAGGACGTGGGAGGGAAGCGGCTGCTCGATATTGGCGCGTTCCATCCGACGCAATACAGCAACTCGCGCGCGCTGCTGGAATCCGGGTGGTTTGGCGTCCTAATCGAACCATCGCCAGTTCCATTGCGTAATCTGGTCGGTGAGTATGGCCATGATCAGAAGGTGCTCGTGGTGTCCGCCGCCGTGGTGCCGCAATGCGGAGGATGGGTGGATATAGAGATCAGCGACGATGGCGTTAGTTCGACCCAGGTCGACCAAGTCGCGAAGTGGGAGAAGTCAGGCGGGTACATCGGCAAGTTGCGGGTGGCCACGCTGACCATCTGGGACATCTGCGACCAATACGGCGCGTTCGACTGCGTTTCCATCGACACAGAGGGCACCAGTGTGGATATCCTTAAGGCGCTTCTGGCAACGGAAATGTACCCGCGCTGTATTTGCTGTGAGTACGATGATCGCCTAGCCGAGGCGCAGATTGCGGCGCAAGCGCGCGGGTACCGCACGGTATACACGAGCCGCGAGAACGTGGTATTGGTGCTCGAATGAGCCGAATACTCGCAACATTTGGCGGGAAAGCCTACGACCTGACCACGGCGCGTACGGTGGAAGAAGCCGGCAAGTACGGCGTGGACAAGGTGCTCGTGTACGACGACGCCTTTATCATTG